AGAATTAGAAGCCGTGGTTAATACAACAGCACAAGCTGTAAGCTTTCTTGTAAATAATTTTCCAGAATTAGAAAGCCATATGGCAGATAAATATTATCAAGTGTTATTAGATAAAGAAGAAGAAGTAGATATTGAAGAATTGCATTTTCCAGTGGGTAAATCTGACATTAAATTTGTTCCTGTCATATCTGGTTCTGGTGGTATTGGTAAAGCTTTATTTGGTGGTGCTTTGATTGCTTTGAGTTTTGGTGTTGGTGGTTTATTTACCGCACCATTATCGTTTGGTGCTGGTGGATTTGCTGCTGCTGGTTTAGGTGCGAAAGCTGCATTTGGTATTGGTGCTGGATTAGTTTTGAGTGGTGTAAGTGATATGTTATTTCCTACACCTAAAATGCCTCAATTTAGTTCAGAACAAGACCCAAGATTGTCTTTTAGCTTTTCAGGTACCCAACAGACAAGCCGAGCTGGAACGCCAGTTCCTTTAGTATTTGGAGAAATATTCACCGGCTCTGTGGTAATAAGTTCTTCAATAGATACTGAACAGGTACAAGTATGACCGACAATAAAAAAATTATTCGTGGTTCTTTTGGTGGAGGTTCAAAACCATCTCCACCACCGCAACCTACGAGAACACCAGATACTTTACACAGTAAGCAATTTGTTACTTTTTTAGATTTAATTTCTGAAGGGGAGATTGAGGGAAGTGCGTCAGCATCAAAAGAAGGCATCACTGATAAAACATCTACAGCATACAAAAATGCTTATCTTAAAGATGTGTTTTTGAATGATACCCCTGTCTTAAGGTCAACAGCATCATCAACAAGTCCACAAGATATTGATTTTAATTTTCAAGATGTAACATTTAATTCAAGACATGGAACTGCCAATCAAACAAAAATTGATGGTGTTGAGAGTTCTTCTTCATCTACACCTGTCGGAATAACAGTAACAGCAGCTTCGCCAGTAACAAGACAAATAACAAATACAAATGTTGATCGTGTAAAAGTTACGATTACATTTCCACAAATACAAGTAGCAAAAGAAAATGGTGACTTATTAGGTGACACAGTACAATTTAAAATTTCTGTTCAATATAATTCTGGCGGTTTTACAGACGTTCACACTGATACTGTTACTGGAAGAACTGCTGACGCATATCAAAAAGATTTTTCAATAAAACTTACTGGTTCTTTTCCTGTTGACATACGAGTTACAAGAATTACTGCGGATAGCACAAGTAGCAGTACAGTAAATTCATTTCAATGGACAAGTTTTTCAGAAATAATTGACGTTGCTTCTACATATGCAAATTCAGCTTATAACGCGATCAGATTAGACTCTCAACAATTCGGTTCTATCCCTAGCCGGAAATTCCGTATTCGCGGTATCAAAGTAAGGATTCCGGGCGCTGGTGCATCAAGTTCAGGAACGCCAACTGTTGATAATGCAACTGGCCGGATTGTTTACCCAGATGGATATATATTCAATGGTGTTATGGGGGCTGCTGTTTATACAAATTGCCCTGCCATGGTGTTGCTTGACTTACTTACTAATACACGTTATGGATTTGGCGATCATATAACAGACAGCAATCTTGATTTATTTTCATTTGTAACTGCAAGCAAATATGCCAATACTCTTGTTGATGATGGATTAGGAGGGCAAGAGGCTAGATTTTCATGCAATGTAAATATTCAGACATCAAGTGAAGCTTTTGACCTTATTAATGAGCTTGCAGGAGTCATGCGTTGTATGCCGATTTGGTCTGCTGGAACAATTACTATTACTCAAGATTCACCAAAAGATGCAAGTTATTTATTTAATTTAAGTAATGTTACCTCTGAAGGTTTTTCATATTCTGGCAGTAGTTTAAAACAAAGACATACTGCAGTTGCTGTTTCATATTTTAATATGGACAGCCAAGAAATAGATTATGAAGTTGTTGAAGATAGTACTGCTCAAAGTAAATTTGGCATAATAACAAAACAGGTAAAAGGTTTTGGTTGTACATCAAGAGGACAAGCTGCAAGGTTAGGAAGAGCAATATTGTTTGCAGAGCAAAATGAATCTGAACTTGTAAGTTTTACAACTTCAATAGATGCTGGTGCTATTGTAAGACCTGGTGCAATTATTGAAATAAATGACCCTGTTCGTGCTGGTTTGAGGTTGGGAGGAAGAATAAAAAGTGTTACGAGTACAACTGTGTTTGAACTTGATAAATATGAATCTGAAACTTTTAGTGCAAGTGGTTCTACAATTTCAGTTGTTCTTCCAGATGGTACTGTTGAAACAAGAAATGTATCAGGTATTTCTTCATCGGGTGCTGGTTTAACATCAGCCACAGTAACAGTAGAAAGTGCTTTTAGTTCTGCACCAAATGTAAATACTGTATGGCTTTTAGCAAATACCACAGTGGAAGCACAAAAATTTAGAGTAATAACTGTTGAAGAACAAGATGGTATTAATTTTGCAATTACAGCACTTTCATATGTTGCAGGCAAATATGATTTTATTGAAGATGGATCGTCATTACCATCAAGATCAGTTTCTGTTTTAAATGAACTTAAACCACCTCCATCTAACCTTTCTGCTGTTGAAACGATAGTTCCTATCAATAATCAAGCTGTATCAAAAATTTTTATTAGCTGGCAACCAATAACAGGTGTAATTGAATATCAAGTAAACTACCGTTTTGAAAATGGCAACTTTGTAACTGAAAAAGTTTCAAGACCTGATTTTGAAATAAAAAATAGTCAACTTGGAACTTATGAAATACAAGTATTTAGCTATAACGTACAGGGTCAACTTTCAGCAACTTCAAACGATCTTACTTTTGAAGCTGTTGGTAAAACTGCACTGCCTCAAGATGTAACGGGTCTAACTGTTGAACCTGTATCAGATCAATTGCTACGACTACGTTTTGATAAAGCCACAGATGTTGACGTGACCCACGGAGGCGCAGTGGTGTGCAGGCATAGTAATCTTGTTGACGGAACTGGTACTTTTACAAATTCAGTTGATTTAGTACCTGCTAAATCTGGAGCAACTTCAGAAATTTTGATCCCAGCAGTTACTGGAGAGGTAATTTTAAAATTTCGCGATGATGGCGGTAGGCTTAGTTCTGGTGAAACTTCAGTTGTGGTTACAGTTCCTGATGCGGTTCCAAAGCTTGCAATCCTTACAGACAGAGAAGATACAGACGCAACACCTTTTAATGGGACAAAAACAGATACTTTTTTTGATACAACACTAGGTGGTTTAGTTCTTGGTTCAGCAGTAGAAATTGATTCAGTCACAGATAATATTGATACATTATCTTCAATAGATTTTCTTGGTGATATTGCCTCAAGAGGTACATATGATTTTGTAAGCAACGTTGATTTTGGAGGTAAACAAGTTGTCAATTTAACAAGGCATATTGTTACAGAGTCTTTTTACCCAAATGACTTAATTGATTCCAGAACAGCACTTATTGATGTGTGGACAGATATAGATGCACTTACAGCCTTTGATACAAATGCTCAATTGCTAGTAGCGGTGACAGATTTAGATCCTGACTTGTCAGTTTCTGCTACATATTCGCAATCAGCAAATACTGTTACAATCACAAAATCAAGTCATGGTTATGTTGCTGGTAACAATATTATTGTTGATTTTACATCTGGAACAGGTGTTGACGGAGAATATGAAATCCAAACAGTACCAGATGCAAACACTTTTACAATTACGTCAACAACAAGTCAAACAACAAGCGGTAACTGCACTTATGGGGCTAATTTCACACCTTTTGAGCCTATGGCAAATGGTACTTTTATTGGGAGAGGATTTAAGTTTAGAGCAGAACTTACGAGTGCAGACCCTGCTCAAAGTATTATTGTAAAACAACTCGGATATGGTGCAAATTTGATAAGAAGAACAGAATCACCCACAGCAGTTATTGCTTCGGGAACTGCTCGCAAGTCAGTTTCCTTCATAAATACCTATTTCACAGGTACTTCTGAATTAGGCGGGTCAACAACAGCACATCTTCCAACAATAGGAATTATTCTTGAAAATATGGAAAGTGGTGATTTTTTCAGCCTTCACAACATTACAGGCAGTGGTTTTGATATAGATGTAAAAAATGGATCAAGTTTTGTTGATAGAAATTTTAGATATACTGCTGTCGGATTTGGGCGCGGTTCCTAGAATTATGATAATCTTAAATAAAAATAGTTAGAAAATGGCACAACACGACTATGTACTCGATAATGCCACAGGAGCGAATTTCCGTAGTGACCTTAATAATGCTTTATTAGCTATTTCAAGTAATAATTCTGGATCATCTGCACCATCCACTACTTATGCTCTTCAGTTTTATGCTGATACAACAAATAATATTCTGA